CGATATTCAGTTAAATAATAAAACTCTTTTATTCCTGCCGCTGATATAAGCTTAGCACAAGAAATACACGGTGTCATAGTGCAATAGATAATACACCCTTCAGTGTCAATGCCGTTGCGCGCCGCATAGCCAATTGCATTTTGTTCAGCATGGACCCCTAAAAAACAAGAACCATTACTATCCTTACCACAAACATCTTCGCCGCCATCTTCTAAACAATTAAGAGTACCAGCAGGTGGGCCATTGTATCCGAAAGAAATAATTCTATTGTCTTTAATTAAAAGAGCTGCCTGCTGAGCTTTTACACACGATGATCTTTTGGCAACTAATTTAGTAGTTTCTACAAACAGATCTTCAAAACTTATTCTACTCAAAGCACTCCCGCGTTTCTTCATCATAAGCTAACTTACCAGTTCTTATATTAGTTAATTGCTGGCCTTTTACAGAATATTTTGTTAACTGCCCTACCGTCATATAATATGTCATTGTTTTAATATCGCCAAAATCTTCTGCCAATCTCTTCAGCGGTCCATGAAAATAATTACCAGGTTTTGGTACAATCTTTTTCGCAGGTTTTATTAATCCTTCCAATGATATTCCGTTCTCTGTGCTTTTTTGTTTACGACGATATCTTTCATGTGTTTTGGTAAGCTCATCTTTATTTTTTTCTTCTTCCATCTGATCGTCATTAATACGTATCTGCTCATAGTTTTGCTTAAGACGCTCATTTTCTAAATCTTCACGATGGCTTTCAGATCCTATCTTGCGTAAGATAGATTTAGTAATAGACATTAGTGCCTCCTTTATGATATTTCACAGGCGCCTCCGGCACAAGCAAGTTCACCAGTAAGATTAGTATTATCCATTATCTCTACTACTCCACTCAAATCAACTTCTTTTAGATTATCAAACAACCCCTTAAAAGTTATTTCATCTATATCTTCAAATGGTGCTTGCTTATAGTTGCCTCCAAAATAAGGCAATACAGATAATCCATTGTAGTATTCGCGGTTCTCCCACATCCATTTCCCTACCTTATCCCACTCATCTTCTTTAACCGAAACAGTGCAAGAAACATTATGAGTATTATTTCCACCGTTATGGCCTGGAACAATCCATCGGTTATATATATCTCTTACTCTTTCCAAAAGCTTTAATGAAGTTTCATGTCTGAGAATCCCACCTTCGGGCGCACGTTGAGGAATAGAAATTACAGCTTGGCTTTCTGGTTTAAAGAAATCATCTTCTACTAATTCGGGATGATTAATGCTAAGGTAAGTATAAATGGCTTCATTTTTGCCAACGCGTACACGGCGAATATAATAATCATTATGCCAAGCATGAACACCACTAGAAGTTCCTAACACACAAGAAGTAGTGCCGCTAGGTTTCACAGTTGTAATTCTTGCCGCAATATTTACACCAATTTCTCCAGCATAATATTTATTTGTTTCTACCGCCAAACTAGCCGCGGCCTCTAAATCTAATTGTTGCACCTGGCCGCTTCCAATACCCGTCATCCCAATTCCTAAAAGCGCATCCTTCTCTGTAGTGCGCCGCCATACATCTCGTAAATAATGAAAATTAGTATACGAAGTCTGCAAAGTGCCAATAAGAGATGCAGCAGAAACTCTGTCGTTAAGTTCTTGCTGTGTCTCTACATCACTTACATTTACTTCGCAAAGATTACAAAACTGAAAAGGTCTTAATGCAATTTCTGCACACGGATTAGTACCCCATTCAGAATCATTGGTAAAGTATACTCCGGGCTCACCTGCGCCACTTTCTTTTACTTTTTCCCAAATATTAAAAAAATCTTTCTTCTTAACCCTATGTCGCACCACGACTGCAGAGTTGTTGGCGCGCGCTCTTTGCGGGTCGGCCTCCCACCAATCTCCAAATTTACTTTGGAGCATTTCTTGATCATCAACGGAAAACAAACTAATAGTAGCAGACCTACGGATGCCACCAGATAAAACTGCGTCGGCGATCCAACAAACGATATCGTGTACTTCCAAAGTAGAAAGCTGTTCACCATGTTCCTTTCTATTTAATATTCTTTTAATATTGTGGACGCAATCCTGCAAAGGTTGCGGACCTGGCGCTTTGCCGCCACTCGTAACTAATAACGCGCCCTTGGCACGAATGCCACTAAAATCAAACTCTGGTTCAGGTTTGCCCAGAAAATAAGATTTCATCAACATCTTGATACAATCGGCCCAACCTTCAATACTATCGCCAACAAGATAGCGTCGCCTCTTTGTAGGTTTTGTAATCGCAGGTAGTTGTTCTACATGGTGTTTTTGAACAGAATATCCTACTCCAGTTCCACCTAACAACAAAAACATTATTTCACTAAATGCTCGGTAGTCATCAATCGGAAGATAAGCACAATTATAAATACGAGAAGGCGTCTGCCTTATTGCAGGACCAGCAAATTGTAAAGATCGCATAGATGGTAAAACTTTTTTATCATATACTAACTCATAAGCCTTTTCTATATTCGGCCTCAACTCTGGAAAGTTTGCAATATGCATATCGCGATTTCTTGTAATTAATTCTTTCCATGTTTCGCGGCGTTGTTCTTGTGGAAGATACCGTGCATACTTCATATGTACCGTAACTTCTGATAAAATTTGTTGGCTTATATCCAATGTCACTCTCCGTCTGCAGTTTCTGGTTTTGTTTTTACATTCTTCGCTAGTTCGTATCCATCTCTAAAAAATCCTTTTCCAAAACTAATACCTACTTGCTCAACGGTTCGCCTCACTTGCGTTCCGCAATTAGGGCAATATCGTTTCTCTTTCGGGTCATACTTTTTAATACTCATAGTTTTTGTAAGCTGATAAGTGCATTGGTCGCATTCCCATCTATACTCTGGCATCAAATGCTCCTCTTCCCACTCTTCTCTACCCGATGAATAAATTCTGTATTACCATTATCATAAGCCAACAAAACTTCATATTCTACTTCTTCATTAATTATTAATTCTTCATTAGATATCATATCATTAGCTATACGAATTACATCATCCTTCTTCGCTTTGTTTCTATTAACGGAGTAAATATGACTTATTTGTGTATCTACATTTCCATACCTTCTTGTTTTAGTAATTGTAAATCTTTCCATATCATCCTATACTTTCTCTTTAAAGTCGCGATACAAAGATCGCATTTTATCTCCACCATTTAACATATTATTTACTTTATCTCCAATAGAGATACCAGAAGGCATATTTTCATTCAGATCAATAAAAGCTCGTGCTGGTTCCATATCAATATTATAATTAACATTAGCTTGGCCCATACGGTTTTTACCAATATGAAATTTACGTTGCGAAAATGTGCCGAAAAAATCAACAACCATCGCCTTATTGATAGCTTCCCCAACTTTATCAATTGTAATAATATCATCATTAAAACCTTCGCGATTGCTCTGCGTGGCCGTCCAAATAGGTGCTTTCACTTCCATCGACAAAGCACGAAGATCTTCAAAAATACTTTCTAATTCAAATCTTTTCTGATCATATCCGCGGCGGCTTCTCATCAAATCTCCATAATCAATAATGATAAGATCTGGTTTAAACCCATTAGATAACAAGCGCCCCATATGAAACTTAACTGTATTAATTGTGGCTACTTTTGGCGGATATTCCTTTATAAACAATTGTCCACCATTAAATCTAACCAGTTGTGCTTCAGCCTCAACCATTCGGCTTCGCAATTCTTTTGTGGGAATACCGGTAATACGGCTGTCATAACGCTTACCTACATGATTTTCGCTCAACTCAAATGTATAATGAACAACATTTTTGCCTGCTGCCAAAGCGCCATAACCTAAGTTAACTAGAAAAAATGATTTACCGCCGCCGGTAGGTGCCATCACCACGCCCAACTCACCACTACCTAAACCGCCATCTAATACTTCCGTAGCGTCTAATAATGGAAATCCTGTTGGTACCGTTACTCTACTATGAACTTGTTGTCTTAATTTAAATGAATCAAAATAATCATGACCCATATTTTGTTCGGTACTAATCTTTAAACTATCTTCAATCGTTTTTTGTATTTCTTCAAACTTGCCTTCTTTTAACAATTCTACTGACTGCAGGATGGCGCCTTTCATAGATTGATTCTTACAAAACTCTAATGACTTATCTTTGGCGTATTCAATCTCTTGACGATTTACTTTTGTTTCAATATCCAACAATACATTAATCGTAGATTCTTTTAATTCCCCTTCAGGATATTGTGAAATTTCTGTCTTTAAAATTTCATAAGTAGGTGGAGCATTATACTTATTAAAAAGTTTTCTTATTTCCAACCAAATTGTTTTGTGTGCTTCCGATGTAAAATATTCTTCCTTTAATATTTCAAAACTCTTTTCAAAAAAGTCTCTATCAATAAGTGCTGCTTGTAGAACGCAATTCTGAAAGTTTGCTCCAAAAGATTTGAAAGAATCAACATCTGTATATGCCATTTAAAATCTCCTAAAATGTAAGTGGTTCACGTTGAACCGACATGAAACTTGAAACCCAATTATCAATATTGTTAGGCGATATATCTTCGTTCAATAACTTAAGACGAAGTTGGTAAGAATTAAACTTCAATTCTTTTTTTTCATAACTTCTTTCCATCGCCTGAATAGATTGTATATTTATATCTATATCTAGTAATTGTACAATCTCATAATTCTTTCTCAACAATTCTTCATTATCCAAATACTTCTGATACTTCTCTTCCTTGCGGCCCTTCAACCATTTAAACAAATCATCAACGCCAAATTCTTCATGGTCAGACCACAATAAATGTATTTCCTTCTTCGCAGTTTTTTCACCTATTCCTTTTATGCCACCGATGTTATCGCTCTTATCACCAACAATGGCTTTCAAGAGTGCATAGTTGTAAGGATGAATATTTTCTTTTTTGTGCATCCACTCAAGGTCTATCAACTCACCATTTGGATTCTCTTTTGTTTTCACAGGGCGAAAGATCGCCGTCCTTTCATCAACCAACTGAAAAAAATCTCTATCAGTTGAGACAATTATTTTCGCATCATTTTTAAAAAAGTTTCTGCAAGAATACGCGATTTGATCATCTGCTTCTAAGTATTGAACCGCAGGTTGATAGACAGGCAATACATCTAAACACTCTTTTAATAATTGCAATTGCCGTGCAAATGATTCTTTTTCATCTTCCTGCGAATACTCAAAGTGTCGATTTAACCCTCTAAACTTGCGCCCTTCTTTGTATTCCTTAAGCATTCTTCTTCGACGTTCTGAAGAATTTTTTCCTTCCCAAACAACAGAAACAATATCGGGATTATGTTTCTTTATCTGTGACTGTAAACTATTGAGAGTGCCAAAAGCACCCCCTACATGCTCGCCATTATCATTCGTTAGTCTCAACGCCGAAAAGTTTCTAATAAACATATTCATCAAATCAATCAATAAAACTTTTTTCATACCTATAATATAACCAAACCTTTCTATTTTGTCAAGGGCTTTTTTTCGGAGTGGGAGTTGGTGCTTTTCTTAAACGGGGATCAATCCGTTTTTGCCAAACCGCTTTTGCTCTTTCTTTATCCACTCTAGAAGTAACAGACGTTGGTTTTGGAGAAGCAACGCTTGTTGATTTTTGTATCCTTTGAGGTGTTCCAACATTTTGTGTCGGCTGTGACAAATATGAAGAATAATAAACAGGTGCTCTATACGAAGAATATCCATACCGATTATAATAATAACCATTAAAATTATCATAATAAGGATTAGTATAGTTACCATAATAAGGATTAGAAGATTTTCTAACAATAGGCAAAACTTCTTCATTATCATAAAGTTTATCTATTTGATGAATATCTGCCGCGGGAATTTCTTTTATTCGTAAAGGGTCACTGATTATTGTATAACACCCACTTAAGAAAAAAATCAAACATAAAAAACTATAAATCATTAAAACTCTCCATTATTCTTATTGATGCATCATTATACATATAAGGTGCTGTACCAGGAGTTTCTAAAATATCTATTCTATTCATAAATCTTTTATTCATCGTATCTTTGACTT